CTTCCTTTGCTTGTTGAACATATTATAGGGCACCCTAGGGGCATTGCATCGCCCCGTGGTCCAGTTCCTCAACCTGCACAATCGCTCAGGCGTGGGCACCAAGCGGTGATATACTCCTCGTCCTCAGAGTTGCGAGCATCAAACCATTCTGAATACTCTTCATAAATGGCGCGAATGTTACCAACATCTTGCAACTCATCACCCTCAACAAATGATGCACAAATTGATTCCATCAACTCCAGTTGATTGTCAATCATTTCAAGGCGTTGGTCGTCAGTCATCAGTCCTCCTTGCTGTACTTTGTAATTGTAGTCGATCAGGTGGCGGTCGCTACCGCCTAGGGTCCAGTTCAACGTCTGGACATCTTACCGTGGTTGAAGTTGAAACGTGAGAACTGCAATCTGTCCACAAGTTTATATGTTCCGTACTGATTGCTACGGACATAACCTTCACCACAATAAGAATACCTCTTACCCATCCACGCATCAGGTCCATTGTCATCACAGAGTGACAACATCTCCATCTTAATCGTGTGGACAAGTTTCCATAAACGCATTAAGTTGACATCGCACTCCGCAGCGGTTGCCAGTGCCTCTGGGTCCAGGACAGCATTGATTTTTACAAAAGTGTTGATAACCTTCTTGATCTTGGCAACTTCACTGACACTAGCGTACTGACACATTTGTGACATCTGCCGTGCAAACTCACAAATAGTATGAACATCAAACTCTTCATCGACACGTTCCCACGCATCAGGCATCACAAACTTGACATCTTTGGTATCACCCAATGACATCACCATATCCCAACCTTTCAGGGGATGTGCAACAGCATCACGCAGATCTTTGTCTGCTGTGTAGTATGTGTGAGGTGCTACGATGATACTCTCCTTGATTATTTCAACAAAGACGTAAGTGATCGCGTTGGGAGTATAAGTATCATCACCACCGTAACCAATAAAATCACCTTGAACGATACCATCGATGTGAGGAAGGCAATCAAAGCAATCATGAAGAATAGACGCAACTTCACCTTCATGGTTTTGCTCAATTTCTTCATGGGAGTGGTTGATCTTGATTTTCTTTTTGTTGAAGACACTTTTCGTTCCTACAAAGAATGTGCCAGTAGCAGGATCTTTGCCCCAAACAATAGCAGGAGCACCGTCAATCTTCACTGACATTTGTCCCTCTGCTTTGAACCAATCAAGCACAGAAAGATCACCAGTCAGGATGGTATCTTCGGGGTGTTCAAGGTGAAGGTTTTTCATTTCAGAACGTGGCGGTAGTCAATAGAGTTAATGCACCAACCTGATGCAGAAGTAATCTCCTCAATCAGGTCATCTTCATCATCAACATCCCAGATAGATCCAATGGTTTCTTCAATCAAGTCCAGTCGGTCATTTTCGGTGAATAGATTATCACCGGCAAAATCAAACTCAATTTTAGTAACTTGAAACTGCATCACTTACCGACTCCATAATCCTTTGCAGTTGCTTCCAGAGCACCAATTTCTGTCATTGGTTGTGGTTTCTCAGGCATCAAATCCATCAGGGTTTCTTCACCATAATAGTCCAGAATCTCCTCCTTAACATCTTCCTCATTCCAATGAGTCATGTTCTGCTCTACCATCTCCATTGCAAATTGCTCAAGAGTTTTCATATCCATGCCCTCCACAATCAGACTGGCATAGTTTGCTTTGAACTGGTCAAGTTGCTCGCGATTCATGATGTTAGGGTCGGTGGGAAAAGAGATAAAGGACATCAGCAGTAGAGAGGCATATACTCGGAAGAGGGCATTTTGTTAGTGTTGAAGTCAGTAACCTCAGCACCTTTAGCAATGCGGCAGTCCCACTCATACTCGGCATCGGTAGCAAGAACTGTGCTGTAGGATTTCATACCATTAGCACGAAAGGTGACACGCTTAACGAAACGCTTCACCACAGTCTTGATACCTTTCTTCTCACAGGATTCAGCGATGAACGCTTCGGGGAAGAAGTCAACGATGGTGGCGGAGTTGGTCAGTTGCATTGGGTTGTCCCCTTGTCGATGTTCTTATTATAGGGCATGGAGCGGGCAGTGGAAGCGGTGGTGTGCCACTTCCACAACTGGTCACCAGATTTCCGTGAACCGCTTATGAGTTGCTTTAGTCATCCTACCTTCCTTCAGCATACCATCACAGACATTGCAGAAGACTTGAAACTTTTGCTCACGGGTGAGAGTGTCAGCACCATCACAACCTTTCATAATCTTGAGCATTTGTGCTTTGTTGGTGATCATGGTTGCCTCCCTTGATTACTTTGTAATCATACAGGAAGAACCGCCTCGCTGCGCGTTCGCTGTGCCAGTTTGCGCTTCGGCACATCCAGTTGCTCCATTATGATTTGTTTTGGTAGAAAGTTCCAACAATAGTATGAACTGCTGAACGTAATCTTGTCATTTGCTCTACCATCAGGAGAGTGAAACTTCATACGCTTGTCAAACATCAACAGTTGCAGATCCTTGTCCTTGAACAACTGCTTTGGTGCAGAATCATTCAACCAAGTGTTAGTCATAATCAACGCAAATGGTTTGTTGAATGACAATGCCCTCTCAAAGAACTTACGCTTGTTTGTAAACGGTGGATTCGATACCATTACATCCCAGTGGAATGGTTCATAGGTAAAGAAGTCCTTACCCTCATCAATGTGAGAGTATTCAACACTATGAGTCTGTGAGATTTGCTTGACAAATTCACTCTTTTCAGTGTCAAATGGACACCACACCTTTGCATCCTTTGGGATATACTTCAGGATGGGAGTGACACCATAATCAGGTGTATAGCACTCGTCATTGTTACCTGACGAGTACATAAGTTCTTTAGAATCCATATTCAACCCAGGATGCAAGTACCAATAGCATAGATCTCTTTTTTAGAGATTGTAACACCAATACGGGGATCTTTAGCGTTACCATTCTTCTTTTTAGGATATTGTTTCTTCGCTTTAGGGAGAACAATGTTTAGAACATCATCACAATCAAGTCTCCACACTTCTACAATTTTACCACCTTCATATCGTGCATAGTAATGGTTCTTATACTTGCCGATCTTGTCTTCAATCAGATAGCGTTCTTGTTCTTCCCAAGTGTCTTGAACACTGATACCATTATACGTTGCATTGATAGAATTTGCAATAGTTGATTTATACTCACATCCACCATCATCATCGAAAGCATCAGCGCCGCTGTAGTCATCAGCGATACGATGACCCAGGATCCCCGCCATATGGATCTCACGGGATCGAGCATAGGAGAAAGGATCACCCCACCCATTGTCCTCGCAGAGAGCGTACATCTCCTCGTAGAGCGCCTGGTAGCGTGCTTCAGGGGTCATTGCTTCCTTTCGATTACTTTGTAATCATACAGCAGCACAGAGGCGATTGGAGAACCCCTGTGCCACCTTCTGAACTGGTTTAGGTTGTTTATCCATCATCCACAAATCATATAGGATTTGTTCATTCTCTCTTGCTTCTATTTCGTGTGGTTGATGCTCATAATCATAATTTTCCACAGGTTCTTGACAATATCTCATTTTTCCATCTTTGAATCGCAGCGAACCATCAATCCACTGTGCCATGTGGGTCAGTTCGTGAAAAAGAGTTTTTACATACAACTCCTTCTCCATGTGTGCTTGAAGGTCAATCAAGAACGCACGGGGGCGACTTGATGGACCATTAACATCACACAATCCGATAACCTTATCACATTTCAATCCACGGTGAACAATATCAATATCAAGTTTGTGGCGTGGATAATAAGTATTCACAAACCAAGAGGTAACATCCTCACAGAGTTTTTTAGAATAACCGTATCCAGAATGATGGATGTAAGACATTGTCCCCAGTGTAGAAACCAGATAAAAGAACCGACGAAAATAAGTTTATGAGTTGTTGTCATCAATAATCAGTGATTCGTCAGGCAGATTGTTTGCACGGGTTTTCATACGATTCAGTTTTGAGATATTCCAACCATTCATATCAGAGTCAGTAACTGCTCCATCAAGTTGGCGACGTTCACTTTCAGTGTGATAATGACGGTGATCGTTCATAGTAACCTCAGTTGATAACGTGTTCATTCTAACACAATTTCCTCCCAATTAGCGAGAGAGATGTCGTGTACTTTACTTTCGTTCTCTTTCATCCACACCTTCAATTCCGCCTTACTATGGAAGTACCGATGACCATAATGATTAGGTGTCATTTTGGCATCAGGTTTCAACCTGACCAAATAGATTGAAGGTTTCTTAATCATCGGAAAGCGTATGTAAAGAATGGAAAACTAAGCAGTCCCATAAGCAAACCAAACCCAAATGGTGCAGGTGCAAGTGATGCTAGGAACAACAATCCTGAGATTCCAGGAATAAACAGGGCAACGATCACAGAATACGTTGCCGCTTTCTTCAGTTGTCGTTTTGAAAAAGTCATAATTTAACCCTCAGTTTTTGTAGAGATAACCACCTGCCCAATCGCAGTTCTTGAGAACAAACTCACGATCTGTAATCAATCGCAAATCATAGCGAACACCTTTTGCAGGTGCTTTGAATGATGCTGCCTTGTAAAGTTCGCCAGTCTTCTTGTCAACGAAGGCGTGAACAGATTGGCAACCACTGTTGTCGGTCTGAACAATCTTGTGATACTTACGTCCACTTTCAACCACAAATTTGTAGTGATCACCATTCTTGATCGCTTCAATCCGATCGTTAGTGAAGTCGGAACTATCGTTAGCAGCGAAGAACTTTTGGCGACGAATTGCTTCATCAATGAAGTTATGCTCTAGTGCAAGGCAGAGCATTTGGCACCACTCTTCTACATTGGCGGCGATTGCAGCACGGGCATCAGCAGTGGCGCAGTAGTCAGCGAAGGAAGTTGCCATCGGTTTGAATCGTATGAACGTATTATAGGGGCATACAGGCACCTGTCACGGTGCCGTGTGCCAGTTATTCCACTGTCAGTCGTT